TTTGATATGTTTTTACAAATTTAGTAAATTTTGGCATATCTTTCTTAACTTGAACGAATTTTTGTGAGGCTAATAATGCAAGGCTAGAACTGATGGTAGCATCAAATTTTGTTCTATTATCTATATCGAACCTACTCCAGTCATCTAAAAGTCTATTAAAGTAACATTTTCCTACCTCCCCAGTCTCCATATTTATACCAACGTGGTCATAAATATAAGTAGCCACAGCCTCAGCTTGTGCATTAATAACAGCAACACCAGATCCTGGTATGCCTTTAGTAACCTGCTTTCTACTAAAATCTGTATGTGTTGACTCTGGTCTATCCATAAGATAGTCATAATATCCTCTTCTTTCAAAATATTTTATAATTCCTATCTTATTGTTTTCCACAAGTATTGGGCATCCATAAAATACACATTGCTTAATCATGTCTTCATAAAATATATCTGCCTTTGGTGGTCTAAATATATATTCACAAACAAATTGCTCTGAAGGCAATCCATCTGCTAGGGTAAATTTATGATAAATATGACAAGCAGCGTTAGACCTTCTACCATCTGTTGTTGTATCATGGTCATAAGGGTCACATCCTGCAACTAAATTTAATGCATTTCCAGGTCTTTTCTTACTATACTTAGTGTCTACTAGATTCTGCATCTCTTTTTCAGGAAACCACGTGACCTCCCACTTACCCTTTTTATTAGGAATCCATATAACACTAGTGTCTTGTGCCCCATTTCTCCATATAAAATCTCCTTTAATTGTCAAGTTATCAGTTACCTCATTATAATCTAATTGTTGGTATATTTTTTCTACATCAAATACACTAGATAAAGAATCATTCCTGAAGGCCTCTTCAGTAGTAAATGGAAATTGTCTTTTAAACTCTGATAATGAACTAGTATTGTTTTTTAATCCATCTCTTCTATTCTTCATATAATCCTTTGCACCAACACTTATGTGTATGTCATCACATCCTAAAACAGGTTTCTTTGGGGTGTCTACCACAGAAAACCCATATTCATCTATAAATCCTTCTAGGTTTTCATAAGAGGGTATAAATAGAGAGTATAGTCCAGATTTAGTTCTGCCATTTAAATCTTTATCAGTTACATCAGAGTTATAATATAAGTCTTTATACTCTAATCCACCATCCTCTAATTTATTAGCAGTTGAGCCCATCATACATTTACCTACAATTTTTCTACCAAGAAGCAAGCAGGTTTGTGTTACACCCCAGTTTTTAGCTATAGAGGTTGATCCTGTCCATTTACCTGCCTCATCATGGATAAGTAATTTAAGTTTCATTCCATCATAACTATTATCTGCAGTGTTTCTCCAGTCTATAACAGAATTAAGTGCCTCTGACTTTTCTATATGCTTATGTTTCTTTGTTATTTTCTTTGCAGGCTCTCTAAACGCTAATTCTACTCTTGGATTACTAGAACCATCTTGTATAGGTTGAAAGAAAAATGGATACCTTCTATATATTCTAACCACCTTGTCTGTAAACATACTTTTTGCATCAGAACCTGTCTTTGATAATAGTCCAAAATTCGACTCATAAGTTTGCGTTGCTTGGTTAACCATCTCAGAGCTAGCCATATACGAGAACCCAGATCGTCTATTTTTTAGGAAACACATTCCCATACAGTTAGGGTCCATTTTACATGCTTGCCAAAAAATAAAAAATTTCCTATTAGCGTCTCTATAATCAGGGTAACCTATATCTATATGAGACCATTGTAAAAACATGTAATGACTACCAGTAACATAAGTTGGAGTTCCATTATTCATAAACCAAAGACCCTCTCTTCTTCTTCTAAATTCCTCTTCTATGTATTCGTAGTAATCAGATGCGTTTTCTCTATTTAATTGCTTAGGCATATCTTGCCTAACCCATCTTTGGTCTTTCTTTTTTTTATCTGAGTATAGTATTTTTTTCTTTGATGGTTTTTTAGGTAGCTGAATTTTAAGACCCTGAATGTCTATAATATCACCTAAGTTATTTGGATTTAATTGAATTAACATAACCACTATCTTTTAGCCCATTTCTCTGCAAATCCTTTTTCAAAATCCCTTTCTTCCTTAAATTCTGCATCACTATTTGAAAGTTGAGCCTCTAGCTTGGATATACCTATTAGTATCTCTTGAGCATCCACAAAACATTCTTTCTTTGCCTTGATTGCATTTCTTCTTTTTTCATCAGATAATTCTGGGTCTAGTGGTTTCTTAATATCATTTATGAGAATAGCTACAGCCTCTTTAGATGAGTCTATTAACTCTTGTAGTGCTCTTTGTACGTATGATTTATTACTTTCTTTCTCCATCTTCTACTTTTGCTAATATATCTTGATTCCTCATTCTAAGAAGTACATCACCTTCAATTTTCATATCATATTCTGAATTAACTGAGAATACAACCTCATCACCTTCTTTCATCCCTTGGTCTTTCATCCAGTCACTTAAATGCCTTATATATCCATGTAACTCAATATCCTCTACTCCTGGTTTTAAAAATATACCTGTTTCACTTTTTATTTCTTCTTCGTCTTGCACCTTTTGTTCTACAAAATTCCAATGATGCAACATCTTAATATCCTCATCTCTAACTCTTGCATATATAAAATCCCAATGAACAGAATATAGATTTTCCTCGTCTAGCCATCTAACTTTATTATCACTAATAAGATCTTGTGAAGATGAGTTTGCAAACTTTTTGTCTACACTTACATTACCAGTGCTGGCAGTTATCATGTGATGAAAATAAACTTTATCACCTATTTTAACGTCAAATTCTAGTCCTTTAGGTAGCCATTCAGGAACTTGATATACTGTCCCATATTGCCTAGCATGCTTTAAGGGGTCGAAAGTATAATTTAATATTATTCTTTTACCATTTTTAAGTTCTATAGTATCTTCATAAGGTTTTTCTACCTTAACAAGAAAATAATTCTTAGGTATTTTTACTTTTGCCATATTTTATTTAATTTACTTCGTAATACTCTTCGTAATCTAAATTGTATTCTACTCCAGTTATAGTGAAAAATGATTTCCACATTTCTGAAGTATCTGAGTCTTCCATTTTAATAAATACGTTAAATTTTAACATATTGTATTTATAGAAGTATAAATCATCTTGGACTATAGCAGTTATTTTTGCTCTACCCCTCATTATAGGCTGCCCAACTACATAGGTTATACCATCTTTAATATCACCTATTGTTATCTTTCTTATTATTCCACTTATAAGTTCCATTATGCTTCTGGTTTATTTTTATTATTATTAAATATATTAAACATATCAAGTTTAGATACAGACTCTAGTTCATCTATTGATAACTGTTCACCAACTGGATTACCAAAAACTTTTTCATCAATAATCATTTTTAGAGCATTTGAAACTAAATCTTCTTTTAAATTCATTATAGTTTCTGAATTAAACTCATCTAAAGTGTCTCCAATCTTTATATAAGAAAAAACAAACTTTATATCTTTTTCTTCCTTTAAATTGTTTATTACTTTAATTATATCTTTTATTTTAGTTTTTTGATTTTTTTTCTTTTTTTTCATAGTGATAAACTAGACCATCAACAGAGTCTATATTAGTTCCATTTATATTAACATGACCACCCATTTCTAAAATTTGTTTTTCAGATTCAAATTCGTCTACCTTTTCTTTTATCATAGCTACTTTGTACAAAACAAGATAACCTATAAGATCAATAAGGGTATCCTCTGTCTCATCAGTAATTCCAGTATTCTTTATACGCATTAATTTATCATCTATTCTTGCCCCCAGTGAATCTAGAGCATCTCCATTTGAGAAAATATTTGATGGGTTTATAGCAGAGTCTCCATATGCTCTGTTCTTTTCTATTAAGAGATCTTTAACTTCTGTAATAATCTCTTTTATTACTTTTTCTGTATTCATTATATATTAAATTAAATTTCAGTAAATATACAAAAAAAGAAACTATTTTTATAACCCCCTTTTAAAAGTTATGAACATAGTTATACACTAGCCACTAAAACTTCTATATCGATTGGGTCACTGCCAACTGGTTGAATTTGTAAACTAGCAATATCAGCCATAGTACCAAAACTTGGGGAAGTATCAGCTTCTGCTAACATTAAATCATCTGGGCCACCTAATACATGGCTTTGACCAGCAGATAAAGTTACTTGATATAAAGTTGCTGCACCTACTACAGCTAGTTCAACAGCAGCTGAACCTATATTTGTAACCCTAATATACTTAGCCTCAGCAACTGCTATAGCATTAGCAGAAGTTCTTACACTCGCAGCAAAAGTAGCTATAGTGGTTGAGTGACCATTAGGGCACGTGACCTTTCTCCTATAAACTTCATTTATACCTGATACAATAAAACTTTTTGTTCCACCATATTGATGCCCATTTACTATTACGTCTTCTGTTAATGTTACTGTTAAATCTGCCATATCTATTCAAATAATATTCTACTAATTTTTTCATAATGAACAACTAAATTTCTAGCTGTTGTATTTGTATGTTTCATAATACCTATATAAGGAATTAAGTCTACATCATCTGTAAGGGCTGCACTAACTGTTGTTGAGGTAGCAGCCTTAGTCCCATATAAATATAAATCCTCGTCATCTACTACTGCGTGGGTACAACTAGATAATGTAAGCGTTGTAGCTGCTACTGCAGAAACTGTACCAACTATATTTCCTGTTGCATCTGAAACCACGTCTCCAACTACAAATCTAGCTGTTGCACCAGTTCCATCTACAGTCATAGCTACTGGACTACCAGATGTTCCATATCCACTTCCATTATTAATATTAACTCCTGTGTCCCCAACTTTTACAGTTGCCACACCATATTGAACATCATTAATAAATATAGAAATTTGTCTTGATGAATTTATAGATATTCTAAATCTATAACTGGTATCTGTTGATACAGTAAGACCTGTATTTACAATATAATCATGTCCACCAGTACTGTGGCAAAAATGCCAAGTATCTGTTGCTGTTTGATAAGGAAGTATTGTTTTACTTGAATCATAATAAAAATACGCCTGATCGTTGTCTGTAGCAGAAACATGTGTATTAGTTAATTTAAGTCCTGCGTATATCATATGATCTGCTATATTCGAGTCTGTTGTTATAGCACAAGACCATTCTACACTATTTTCTGTTCCCCATAAAACACCTGTCCAAGCTGTTTGAGCACCTGTGTTTTGATGTGTTAAATGATCTAAATGAGGAAGTACAATCATTGAGTCAGTACTAGCACCCCCATTAGTTGCTAGATTTATACCTGCTTTTGTGGCATTATAAGTTACTTTAGAATCATCTGCGTTTGTACCTAATAATTCAAAGTGTCTATTTGCTTTAACGTACTTAGCTAGAGCAGTGGCGTCATTTGCATCTGCGTCTATTACCATAGAGGCATTTGATTGAGGTTTTCTACTAAAGTATTCTTCTAGCTTATATCTAGCTGATGTATCTATAATTGTGTCTGAAGTTATAGAGCCTGTTGCTTTTATGTTACCAGCTACATGTAAAGTAGACGTAGGTGAGGTTGTTCCTATACCCACATAACCTGTACTAGCAACTCTCATTCTTTCTGTTACTGTTCCATTTACTGCTGTCTCAAACGCCATATAAGCATCTTGAGTAGATGTAGTAGAGGTCCAATCTGTCTCTGTTCCTACAGATACTCTACCTGCATCAGCAATGGCTGGAGAAGATCCATCATAATAAAATTGATTAAATAGTATACTTGTTTCTGTGCCATCCATATCAGCATTATTAACAGAGTTTGTTAATGCTAACATATCTATATTTCCTTTCGCACTTCCACTTGCTTGTATTTCTAATGTGTTATTAGGGGCAGAGGTACCCATTCCAATTCTTTTATTATTTCCATCTACAGAAAATAAAGTAGTTGAGTTACCATATATATCAAATGCTTGAGTAGCACTTCTTGCTTCAAAATAGAATTTTTTATCAGCGTCACCAAAGTGAATAAAACCTGTTGATGCATTATTTTGACCTACACCAATAGAACCTGTTCCATCACCTGCTTCATTGTTTATTATAGTAGAACCATTACCACTATGTGCAGTAGGGTCTATAGCTATATATGTTTTACCTGTTGTTTGTGCTGTAGTAGAACCTGCACTACCTCCACCAACTGTTGTTGCTGGATTACAATCACCTGCACAAAAACCAAAAGTATTTCCTTTACCTGCTATTAAAGATACGTTAGTTCCATTGTCTATTCTAAATGCATTTGTTGTTCCATTTAGGTCAAGTTTATAAGTTGGGGAAGTCCTTCCTATACCAAGAGAGGTTCCTATATTAACCTTATTAGTGGCTATTTGTAAATCACTATCATTACCAGCACCATCTTGT